ATTTAAAGAAATTGCCTAGCTGGTTAGCTTAAGACCAGACCTCCCTTTCGTATTAATCTACTCAGTTATGCGAACTCACACTACTAGGCGTATAACAATATTTATATGCAAATATATGTATTGTGTTTTATGGTAGACTTTAAGATAAAGAAGGAAAAAGTAACGAAAAAATGTACATGCACTCAGGAAAATAGAGACCATTACTGTAGTAGACACGCATAACAAAAACATTACAAATTCTGACAAACTTTATAAAGACGTTTAATATAAGAAAACCATGGGTTTTACAGATACCATAAGAGGATTTTTTGGTAAATCTGATATATCAAAGGCATATACAGAGTCTACGTCTAGACCAAGTATAGCACAGCCTTATATGAGTACCGATACTGGTGCTAAATTACCTATATTTCCATTCCCACTCATAATGATTTATGAGTTAGCAGACAATATTGATGCCTTAAGAATACCTATTGAGACACTGAATAGGGAGATGTTTAAGAACGGATTCGAGATTCTTGAGAGATTTAAGTATAAATGCTCAAATTGCTCTAAGGAGTTCAAATACAAGCCTATACAGGAAAAGGAATTAAAAGCAAGATCTGCAACCGAAGGTCAAGGCACAATAGCGCATGAAGCACAAATTGAGAGCGAAACAACGTCAGAGGCACAGACAGGAGATAAGTTACAATGTGATACATGTGGTAGTACAGACTTGCAAAGACCTATACCAGAACACAGAAAAATATTAGAAAAATTAATAGAACAGCCTGTAAACGGAAACAACCAGACCATAGAAGACGTAGCAAGAATGCTTGAAAGAGATTTGGAAATAGCAGACAATGCATACATGTTACTTTTAAAGAATTACAACTTGGATGATAACACAGGAGATATTAATTGGGAGAACACAGAGATAAAAGAATGTTTAAGAATAGATCCACCACAGGTTGCAATGATTGCAGACAGTGATGGTAGGATAGGTTATGATGATAAAAGAAACAAGGTTTGGGTTTGTCCTAGATTTGAACATAGAGATAGAAGACTGACAGAGGATAGATGTGATAGGTGTGGTGCAGAAGCACTAAAAGCAATATGTGAAGTTAACTCTGTTTATTCCATAGGTATACCACAGCCAAAAAGAGTTGTTTACGGTGAAGGTGAAATAATTTGGAGAGCTGGCAAGTACAGACCTGCATTAATTTACGGTTATTCACCAATTTATTCAGTTTGGTCAAAGGCAATGTCTTTGAGTCACATGGATGAATATATTAGAAAGTATTTCGATAAGATGAGACCCCCAAGGGGTATGTTAGTAATTGCTTCGCGTAATTACGAAACATTCAGAAAATCATGGGATTTATTAGAGCAGAAAGCAACAGAAGACCCTTACATGATACACCCATTGCTTGTAGAAAGCGATAAAACAGGTAAGAACCTTGCACAATGGCTCGACTTTACAGGTTCACTTAAAGAATTAGAGTTTATTGCAGTTAGAAAAGAACTAAGGATGATTATAGGTGCAATTTATGGCGTATTACCTCTCTATTACGGAGAAATGCCTTCTGGTTGGTCACAAGAGGGATTACAGGTCACAATTACCAATAGGGCAGTAAAATGGGGTCAAGACATACTTTACAAGAGCTTTTTCAAGAAAATAGGCGAAATTTTAGGTGTAAATGATTGGGATTTGAAATTAAAGGCAGGAGAAGAGAATGATAAACTAATGGAGCTTCAAACAGATGCTGCAGAACTTGCAAACATGCAACAACTGCAAGCGATGGGCTTTGAGGTTGCTAGAACACATACAGGTGACTTTAAGGTATCAAAAGACCCTGTTTTCTCAACTAGAGAGATGTTAGAGATGTCTATGGGTGGTGGACAGATAGGTGAAGGACAAGAAAAACGAGATCCAGAGAGAACAAGATTCCAAGGAGAGCCACAAGTACCTAGATCTTCAGACATTGGTGGAATAGGTCAAGGTTCACCTTCAAGTGGGAAGGGAACTTCTATGAGCAAGAAAAACTTTCCAGTAGGTATAACACCAACTAATTTTAACGTTGTAAAGAAAACACTGCAAAGTTCAGTTGATTTTGGATGGACAAAGACAAAAACAGTTAATGAATTAAGAAAATTCGCAAGTATGACAGTAAGACAAGCAAGAGATGTGGTTAAAAATGAGTTTGAGTCAACAAGGAGGTGGGAAGATGGCGAAGAGTAAAAAAGACAGTGTAGAACATGTACCTGAAATAACATCAGCAGTAGTTGAATTAAAAGGAGGAAAAAAAGTTGGTGTTTACAAGAAAGAATCAAAAATAAGATTTGAAGATAAAATAGACGAACAGATAGCAACAAAGAAAGCAAAAAACGTTTACAATGCAGATTATAAATTAATAGACGACACAATAGAGGATATCAAGAAAGCAAGTAGAAAAGTATCTACTAACGACTATGCAGCAAACAATGTATATCTATTCTTACAAGACTGTTTAAAGAAAATAACACTGGCAGAGAAGTAATGGGTACTAAGCTCAATGTCGATGCAGGTTCTGACATTGGTAAAAAACTTTGGAAAAGACATCAAGATGATGAATATACACATGTAGACAATTACAAGGAAGCGATATGCCTAAACTGTTTTTCTAAAGACGCTGCTGCAGCAACCATAGCAGACATATGTGGTGATTGCGCAGGCAAGAGAGGAAGAGAACCACTACTCGCAAAAATAACTGACAAGATGTATGGTCTATGTTTCTTTTGTGGTAAGCACAAGTTTCACATAGAACAGATAAACGCGAGATTTTGTCACAGTTGCCATAGAAAGATAGCAGATGTCACAAAAAATTATAATAAAAAAGGTGGAATGTTTGGTACAGATCCATTCTGGTTAAGTATGAAAAAGAAACATGGTAAGGATTGGAAATTTGTCTTTAACGATCCTACTAAATCACTTAGGAGATAGAATAAAATTAATTCTGTCAGATGCTATATCATAAAATGCAGTTGGACTTATAATTCTCTTTTTGTTTGGTCTAGTTCCCCAAAACCTATCACATCTGAATTCAAGTTTTGGTTTTCCTATTAATTTTGGATAGAATTCTATTCTATCTGATTTAGGATTAAATTTGGTCTGTCCTGCTATAACTTTTATTTCATCTCCTTCAAGAAACTCTTTACAACTTCCATTTCTAAAATGGACTATTGTTCTTTCTAATCTTGGAGATTCTTTCATCTGGTTCGTCTGTGTAACTACCCATAGTTTAGGTTCACCTTTTTTATTCTCCTTAACATATAATTCCATAACTTTTATATCGTAAAAACTTTCTCCTATTCTTCCTTCGTATGCCTTGTCATAATTCTTTTTATTCTCATAAACATAGAACGCTGTTCCCATAAACTTTAAAAGGTTAACCTCTTAATAAATGCTTGTATGGACAGACACGCCAAGTGTAAGAAGTGCAAAGCAAACATGTATGGTTATTCCAGAGGAAAACAAGTGTTTTGGCTTTGTTACAAGTGTGGAGCATTCAAAGGAAATAATTTTGATCCATTTCTGCTACTTGCAGTCCAGTCACAACCAGAATACCTATTATATCTTATAGAATCCAAATATCTAGAACCAGTGCAGTAAATATAAATATTATACATATATTCATTGTATATGGTTGAAGAGTTCCTTATAGAACGCATAATGACTAGAATAGACCAATTAGACCAAAAAATAGACGATTTATGCGATAGAACGACAAAAACCGAGATAAGTATCTCAAATCATCTTACTCACGTTACACAAAACTCAGAAAGGAAAGAAAAGAGGTTTTATGTTGTAATTGCTGCTTTAGGAACAATTTTCGCCTCAGTAACTCTTGTACAAACCTTAATTTAACATAATCCTTATATCCAAGTATTTTGTTGGTATAAGACATGGTAGACCCAACACTTGTTACAGTAGGTGCTGCAGTAGTCGGAGCTGGATTAAACACCCTTAGAGGGTATTTACACTCAGAAGACCGAGCTTACTCTGCTAAAAAGTTAGCAGGCGCTCTTATCATCTCTACATTTGCTGCTATAGCAGTAGCTCAAACTATTGCTATCGAGTCTGTAGGTCTGATAGGCTTAGCCCTGATAGGACTTTCAACAGGATTCGCAGCAGACTTTGCAGTAACAAAAGCAAAGAAAGACGATACAGAGTAGGATTATTTTACAAACTACTTTTATCTTTTTTTATGGATATCTTTATTAGTAATAGGATATCCTATTTTATATATGACAGAAGGGTATTTCATAAACAAATTAATAACCAAAGGTTTTGAACCAATCAACTCAGACGAGAGATTCTTTGAGGGATTTCTTACAGTTGAAATGAAAGACAAACAAGGAGAAGTTACAATAGTTAATGAATTATATAAGGTACTACCAGTTTGGATGGATAGAGGAGCGCCAATCACAGACACACATAGTAACAGGGTAATAGGTAAAGGAATAAATTATGCAAAGTCAGATTTTACAGCACCAGACGGTGAAGTATATCCAGCCATAAAAGTCACAGGTAAGATTTTTAAAAACTATGATTTGGATAATGAGATTTGGACTAAGATTAAATCTGGAGAATACAAAGGATTGAGTTTTGGTGGAGCAACCAAGGCAAATAGGACACCCATGAGAATGAAAGATGGATCAATAGCATATGCACTGTCTAGTCTTGAACACTATGAGGTGGCAGTATGTAAAGACCCAGCAGTTCCATTGGCTGTAATCACAGATTATAACCCACTGGCAAAATCAGTTTTACACACAGAGAAGAGAGGAGATAAAATGGTAGTTAAGACATGTGATAATTTTGGATGTTTCATTACAAAGCCAATGCCTGACGGTAATGGTGGTAAGGGAAACTTTGAACACTGTGAAAGTGTAAATCAGGATAAGAGAGACCCAAGCGCATTCTGTGGTCAGATTAAACATGATACAGAAGATTCCAATAAAGCAGATCATTCAAACTCAATGGGAGACCAACACTCCATGTATAATCAAAATACTGGTAGAGAAACATGGATTGGACAGGGATTACCACAACCAAAAACCATATGTGAACCATCAGTAGAAAGCGAAGGCAAATGTGTTGAAGAAGAAAAACCAATAGACGATTCTGGTGGTAGAGCAAAGCCACACCATGCCAATACAGGAGATGATAGACCAGCAGGAGTACCAAAGAACGTAAAAGATGAAAGTAAACAGGATAGAGAGGGAAAACATAAACAAAAAATGGAATTTTTCGAGTATTTATTAGAAGATTTGTCAAAAACAGAAGAAAATATGATAGGTGCAGGTCAAAGAGGACTAGGACATGACAAAGGAAGTGTTCAAGGTAGTGGAGACAGCGCTCAAATTACACCTGTAAGAGAAGAAAAGAAAACACCAAAATCTATATAAACTACACTTATAAACAAATAATAACATTATGGCAGACGAAGAAAAACCAAAATTCGAAGAAAGCTCTAATGACAAAGAAGAAGAAACAGAAGAGAGTTCTGAAGAATCACAATCGGAAGAGCGTGAAGACTCAGAAAAATCATTCGTAGAAGCAGTCAAATCGACATTCGGAGACATCTCTGAGCAATTAAGCACAGTAGTTGACTCCCAAAAAAGCATCATTGACGCTGTAAGCTCTATCAATGGTAGAGTGAAAGCACTAGAAACACCAACCGACTTAGCTTTAACACCAAAAGGTAGTGAAAGTGGAGACGATGTTGGCGCTTCAGTAAAAGTTCCAGAAGAACCTTATCCACAAGGCGTTCAAGCCAAACTGGATGATGACGGAAAGGAAACAACCAATGATCAAGCCAAACTGTCAATTCAGGGAGCTATAGGCAAATCTGAATTAGTTCAGAAATCTGAACATACATTTACTACAGAAACTCCAAGACCAAACGCAGCCTTGGAAACAGTGGATAAATCTGCACCTGACCTCAGTCCAATACTGAAAGATGCAAGAGAAGCTGGCTTTGAGTCACTTTCAACAGTAGCTCAAAATATTCTGAAAGGTAAATATTATCAACCAACAGCAGACGAGGTAGGTAGATACTAATGGTTCAGATAAGAACGATTGACGAGTTAGAAGCACTGTATTACGGATATAATAGAAACCTTTTAAGAAAAGCTGATGCACCAGCAACAACCTCCACAGCAGGCGTTTTCAACGCAATCTTTGGAGCATATGCATGGGCGCAACTCAACTTAGAAGCAAACGCATTCGGCATTTTACCCAAGTACCCTTGGGATAAATCTGGATGGAGGGTTATTACTGCAAAGCCTACACTGAACACTACAAATGCTAACACAGCATTAGGTGGTACAGCAGAAGGTGGACTCATTGCTGAGACCGTAAAACCAACACTACAAGAAATTGATGTTAGACCAAAGACAGCACAACTGCCTTTCTCAGCATCAGAAGTTATGGAGTGGTTGGCTACACACAGCAAAGACGACATTTGGGGTGGACTTGGTTCACTTCGATTGTATATGGCAGTACAACACAAAGAGTTCCTTAATAGGATGCTCTTAGCAGATGTTGAAGGTAACGTATCTTCAGGCGCATTCGGAGGCACAAAAGACTTTGAATCACTTGACAGAATTGTTTCATCTAACGCAGAAGAAACTGCACTAGGTGGAAGTGGTAGTGAGGAATACAATCCTTGGAATGCCAACGCAACCATCGACAGAGACGGAAGTTCAAATTTTGACTGTACAGTTGAAAGTGCAAGTGGCACTATCGGTACAAACGGAGTTTTAACTGACGACACTTTACGAACTTTCCTTAGAAAGATCCGTATCGCTGCAGGTAAAGATCCAAACGTGTTTTTAGGCTCTCACGAAGTATACTCCGAGATACAAGGTCTATACATGCCTTCAGTCCGTATTCCAAACCCATACGGTGAAAGCTTAGTACAGATTGACGTAAACGGAATCCAGACCTTCAAAGGTACTGGCGTTGGTATACATGTGGACTCCATTTATGGAATTCCATTCATTCCAAGCAAAGATGCACCAAGCGATGCTGGCGATTCAAGTGAAATCGGCAGACTATTTGCATTTGATACATCCGATGCAGAGGGATATGGTTATCCAAGAATTGGAATTCAGATCGCAATTCCAACAGAATACTACGAGGCAACTCGCAGAAGTCCAGCATATCCATTTGTCAACAATGCATTTGTTGAGAAAGGTGTATTCAGGACTATGGGAGAAACTGTTTGTAGACACTTCAAGTCACAGGGAAAAATCAGAGATATTAAACTCTAGAAGTTTATATCCAAACCTTTTTTTTTATTTAAATTTATAAGCAAGTATATATAACATAATTAATGATAACATTTATTATTGCAGGGTTAGTTATTGCAGGAATACTAATACTTCTTTTTAGAAGAACTAACGGTAAGGCATATTTTGATTTTTCCTTAAAATGTAAAGATTGTGGATGGCACAAAGGAATACTAAAATGTGTGAATTGTGAAGACAGAAAACAAGATAAATGGCGATAATCTTTATAAGCATAAGATAAAATCACAAATTATGACAATACAAATTCACCACGCTGACAAACTAGCGAAGGCAAGAGATTTGATCCTCATATTCCTATTTGGAAGTATTTTAGTGGAATCAATCACAGGAATACACCTATTAGGCAAATGGTGGCAATAATCTTTATAAGTCTTTAGATATTTATAATATCAATGGCAATTACAATCAGTACATCAGATTGGACAAATGCTAACGTGAGAAAAACACTCTCATGGCAAGCTGCTTTGACTTCAAAGCTGCGAGTATATGCTGTTAAAGTTACCTTTGGTAGTGGAGACAACTATGCAACGAATGGTGTT